GCTGCCGCAGGACGTCAAGCCGGCCACCCGCAACCGCTACCGCGCCTTCATCCGCGCCGTGCTGCGTGCGGCCGAGCGCGAGTGGGAGTGGATCGACCGCGCGCCGGTGCTGCGCACTGAGGCCGAACCCAAGCGCCGCGTCGCGTTTCTGACACGCGAGCAAGCCGAGGTTTTGGTCGACTCTCTACCAGAAAAGTACCGGACTCCCGTCCGTTTCGCTTTGCTCACCGGGTTGAGAAGATCTAATGTGTTCAACCTCACCTGGGACAAGGTCGATCTTGAGCGCGGGATGGTGATCATTGAGGCCGACGAGGCTAAGGCCGGCCAGCGCATCCTGGTGCCCCTGAACAGCGCGGCCAAGACGATCCTGGCGGCCCTGCCGGAGCCCCGCACGGGCCGCGTATGGGGTGATCTCACCCGCGTGTGGTGCAACACCTGGAAGGCCTCGTGCAAGCGCGCCGGCGTGCCCTGGCTGCGGTTCCATGACCTGCGCCATACCTGGGCCTCCTGGCACGCGATGGCCGGGACCCCGCTGTCGGTGCTGCAGGAACTGGGCGGCTGGCACTCGCCGCAGATGGTGCAGCGCTATGCACACCTGTCGCCGGAGCACCTGGCCGCGGCGGCCGAGCGGGTCACGCTGTGAGGGGAATGGGGTGGCTGATGGGGCTCGAACCCACGACCACTGGAATCACAATCCAGGGCTCTACCAACTGAGCTACAGCCACCTCTGACTGCTTGGAATGGCACAAAAACGGCACATTCCTGAATCTCTAACCCTGCGATGCCTTATAAATCAACAGTTTAGCAAACCAAAGTACCAGAATCACAATCGGAATTGACATTCCTAACCTATTGATTGAGCGTTTCTCAGCGTTGAGTGACGTATGCCGTGTCACGTTTGTGCGGCACAAAACCGGCACAAAAAATGCCCCGACTGAGCGGGGCAAAACCTCGTTGTGGCAACTGCGAGGTATTGATCAGTCGGCAAACAGTTGGCCGCGAAAGTATGCCTTGCCGTCCTCGCGCACCGCGCAGAACTCCGGGTGCAGCAGCATCCCATCCTTCCAGGTCAGAACCGCGAACCCTGACTGCCAGTTGAACCCGGGCTTGCCCAGCCGGTAGTCAAATTCCTGCTGGTCGTTGTCGGCCAGCATCCCCGTCTTGATGCCGTAGTGCGTGCCCTTGAAGCCCTTGTGGGCCTTCGCGCCGAGCTCGTGGGTGTGGCCGGTCACGGTGTGGCAGCCGCCCTTCAGGACGTCATTCCAGCCGCTGTGGATGCCCGCGTGCCAGTCGTGGATGATGACCATGTCGTCGTTGACGTCGATCCGGTCGGAGTCCATCCACTGCGGCAGATGGTCGCGCAGGGTGAAACCGGCGATGCCCTCGTACTGCGGCACCTGGGCCGACAGGCGCGACTCGAAGCGCGCGCAGTGGTTGCCGTAGGTGCGGAACAGGTGCGTGCCTGGCACGATCGCCCGCTCGATGTCGGCGGTGCGCTCGAGGACGGCCTCCAGCTCCTGCTTGACCGTCGGCGCCTGCTTCCACCGGATGCGCGGATGCCGGCTGATGCTGCCGCCGTCCAGGATGTCGCCGTTCAGCACCACGGCCTTCACCTCGCTGCCCAGCTCGGTGATGAGGTTGCACAGGGCCTTGTGCGCCACCGGGATCACGCCTGGCGAGTAGTGGGCGTCCGATCCCACCAGCACCACGCCTTCGTGGATCTCCAGGCGGTTGAAGTCCCGCCGCGACGACATGATCGCCCGCAGGGCCGTCGGGTCGTGCTTTGTGGCCTTGGGACTGTTGGCCACCAAGGCGATGCCGTGGCGCTTCTCGATCGCGTCGCGCCGCAGGTAGACGGCCCGAATGCTCAGGCCGAGCTGCTCGCTCAATCGGACGGGAGAGCCGCCGGCCGCGTGCCAGGCTGCAATGAACTGCTCATCCCTTTTCTTGCTGGGGTAACCCATCGACCGCTCCAAACAGGACCACCTCGAGCACGTTGATCACCCCGTGTTCTGCAGCTTCGATCTGCTCGGGGGTTGCGCCACGGTCCTGCGCGGTGGCGATCAACTCGTAGAGAAAGACATGCAGCACCTCGTGGAGCGCCGTCTGGGAGAGCGACTGTTCGTTGATGGGCGTCGCACCGAAGTCGCCGAGTCGGTACGTGGCCAGCTTGGCCTGGTCGTTCATGAGCACGGAGGCCATGGCATCGGTTGCCGGCCGCTCGCCGCGCTCCATGCGCCAGCGATGCAGCCCCAGCACTGCTTGCCAGTGCTTGATGTAGTGGTCGAACTGCTGGGCTTGTTCGGTGGTGGGGGCGTTTACTGCTTTTGACACACGCCCCTCACGTAAGCCTGCAGTCCTATGACCTGCGCCGCCAGTCGGTCAGCATCTTCTGCCACTCCAACAAGAGCTGATGCACACGCTCCGAGTAGTTGGGCCTCGGGGGATCCACCATCAACTCGGATGGGGGTGGCGGGATCTGTGGGGGCTGGACGACCGGCGGCGAGCTGGTCGCGCAGCCGGCCAAGCTCAGTGCGAGCACCAGCAGCGGCAGCGGCCGCCTTGCGTTTCTCTGTGACATAGAGCTCCTCTGCTTTCTGCCGCTGCGCCACCAGCTCCTGCTCGCGCTCGCGGGCGGCCTTGTGCGCTGCCAGCTCGCGGGCCTGGTACTGGGCCCGCACGGCGTCCCTGCCGTTGAGGTAGGCCTTCCAGTGCGTGCCGGCCAGGACGACCAGCACCAGGGCGACGATCACGAGCCGGATGTACATAGCCGGTACTCCTGCTGCCGCCTGATCGTCAGGCCCCGTAGGGGTTGCCCCTTGAACTTGTCCCAGCGCAGGATCTCCGCGCAGGCGCCGGCGTAGTCCTCGGCGTTGAGCTTGCGCACCAGGGTGCTGCCGCAGAACGCGGTCGGGCCGATGTTGTACGAAAGGCTGATGTAGGCGTCGTACTCATGCTGGTGCAGCGGCACCTTGACGCATCGTTTGAGGGCGCCCTCGAACTTCTGGGCGTCCTGCAGGGCCCGTTGCAGGGCTTTTGGTGGGGTGATCGTGTCGCCGGGCTTGACGCCCTCGGTGGTGCCGAATCCAATTGTCGGAACGTCACCTGGGACCGGTGTGTAGGCCCGGTCGCTGTAGCCCTCGTGAAGCGCGATGCCTACGAGTGCGATCGCACTCAGTGACAGGCCGGCGAGCTTCACGCGGTCCATTTACTCGTCCCGCATTCGCTTGTCGTGCTCGGCCTGGCGTCGCTTGTCCTCTTTATGCTTGTAGAACCAGTTGACGCCGAGGCCGACGATACCGATGCCGAGGCCGGCCAGCATCCCGAATTCAGAGGAGAGGAACCAGGCAACCACGCTGGCACTCGCGCCGGTGTAGGTCGCTTTGCTGCCCGCGGCCGCCAACGTGGCGTCAAGTGTTGCGTGATCTGCTGGCACTGCTTGCTCCTCAGTCGTGTGACGGCGCAGCATCTTGTGGCGCCTCCTTGGGGATCTGCTGCTCGGCTTGTGCGCGGATCTTGGCGGCCAGGGGCCAGACGTTGGTGTGCGTGGGCAGTTGGCCCATGACGTTCAGCACCGCGTTGACTTCCTGCAGGTCGAGCTTCAGAGTGATTTCCATGTGGATCTCCAGTGGGTTGTCGTGGGGTTCTCAGCGCGGTGCTGTAATCGCACCGTCGCGGTGCGATTATGCCGTCCAGGGCAGGCCGGTCGTGACGGCGGGGGCGGCCAGCTCGGCTAGGTGCGCGTCGAGCGCAGCCTCCTTGGCGGCCAGGCCCTCCTCGCCCCAGCGCTCGGTCAGCCAGCCGGTGACGATCGCCTTCGTCAGCTGCTCGTAAGGCACGAAGCCAGGCGCTGCCGGATCGGCCTCGAACGATTCGGTGCCGTACTGGCTGGCGGTGTGCTCGCCCTGCGTCTTGGCCGTCGACCAGTGCACCGTGATCACGGCGCCGTTGGCCACGTTGCGCTCAAGGGTGTTGATGATGATGTCCATGTTTATTCTCCTTTGAGAGTGTTGAGTTCAGCCTTCACCGTGTCGAGTTCGGCCTTGAGTTCTTGGATGCACTTCATCAGCGCATACTGGAGGTCGGTCTGATAGATGCTCAAGCGCATCTTTGGATCGTCCTTGCTGCCCCAGTTCGACTCCATGACCAACTCAGGCGCGACCGCTTGAACGTCCTGCGCCACCACACCGAGCGTCAGGCCGGGATCGTTCTCAGATTGGTCGATGTAGTTGAAAGTCTGAACCGGGATAGCGCAAATGGTGTCAAGGTAATTCTTCGCAGGCGCAAAGTTTGTCTTTTCGCGGCGGTCGGACAGGTTTGCGTCGTTGGCTTGGTAGTTGGCTAGGCCGCCATTTGAATAAATTGCTGCGCGGAGCGTCGGGCCGCCATCAGCGCAATACAAAAAGTCATTACCAGCGCCGTTAGGTGATGAGGCGGTATAACGAATTCCAATACCAAAAGGTGATGATGCATTACCATTGATTGCAAGCGCAGCCCATTCAGAAGCGTTGTTTGTTTGAAGCTCGCTTAAACCGCCAACGCCACCCGCCGTGTTCCCTCCGGCAGTTCCTACCTTAAAGCCCCCACCCGAGCTAAACCGCCCCTTCTCCGACCCATTAGAGAAGATCAGCGCGTCGCTGCTGTTGTACAGCGCCCAGTAGCCGGTGTTGCCGGAGTTGTAGAGGGCGACGCCCTTGCCGTTGCGGATGTGCTGGTCGTACTCAAGTTTGAGGATGCCATCCGACCCCAGCGTCATCGCCTGCGTGAACGAGATCGGGTTTCCTGCGGTGCCGGAGGGGGCTAACCTCCAAGCAAACCCGCCTGATGCTGCGTTGTTGTAGTCAAGTGATGCAGCAGGCCCGTTGTTTGCGTAAATAAAGTTTGACGCCCCAGTGAAGCAGTTAAACAGCACTTCTCCAACGGTATTTGTCAGACCGATTGCACTGACCGTGTTACCGCCAATTTGCAGCGCCTTGCGCCCAGTGTTCCAAGCACTCGGCGTCACCCCCAAGCCAAGGTTGCCGGGGGAGTCGAGGGTGGCGCGGATGCTGCCACCGTTGTAGATACGGAGCAAACCGGTGCTGTGCTCGTAACTCAGCGCAGATGCTGAGTTGTCATTGACGCGGGCGAAATACAGTTCGGAATAGCCGGTGTTTGATGAGCGCAATGTGGCCGCAACGCTGCCGCCAGTGTTTGCAACTTCAAGTTTCTGCCCCGGCGAACTCGTACCAATGCCCAGGCCGGTAGAGGTCAGGCGCATGGCTTCGCCCGCAGAGGTGGCAAAAATAATTGGTTTTGCGCTTATTAGATTTTCTAAGTACAGGTTTTGGTTTGAATCAACATACAACTGACCAACATTGGTGTTGTTGTAGTTCATTCTGAACAAACCAGCGGAACTTGTACCTCCCGCATTAACAATGTTGTAACCGGCAATACCCGTAGGAGAATTTCCAACACCCAAATTCGTCCCATCAAACGTCAGCGCACTCCCCGTGGTCAGCACCTTGCTGCCATTGAGGTAGGCCACTCCGTTGGCGGTGCCTGCGGACAACACCGGGTTGCTGCTGAACGTCTTGACGCCACCGATCGTCTGGTTCGTCGTCAGGTCGACGTAGTTGGCCGCCGGCAGGTAGGCCGCCACCCAGGCCGTGCCGTTGTAGATGCGCGTCTCGCTCGCAGTCGTGTTCCAGTACAGGTCACCCGCGGTCACCGCGTTGCCGTTGCCGTCGACCGTGGGGTCAGACGCGAGCGGGCCCAGGTACTGAGCGCGGAAGTTGAACAGCGACGTGGCCGCATTGCTTGCCGAGGTGGCAGCAGCAGACGCTGACGACGACGCATTGCTGGCCGAGGTGCTGGCGTTGCCGGCCGACGTCGACGCGGCCGACGCGCTCGCAGCCGCTGCAGCAGCGGACGCAGCCGCCGACGCCGTCGAGCCGAAGATCGTGTCGATGTAGTTCTTGGTGGCCGCGTCCTGCGCATTCACCGGGTCACCCATGCCGGTGATCCGGTTGGTGCCCATGGCGATCGCGCCCGACATCGTGCCGCCGGTCAGCGACAGCTTGGCCGCCAGCAGTGCATCGGTGGCCGCGGTCGTGTAGGCGTCGCTGATGCCATAGCCGGCCAGCGTCGTCGGGTTGGTGCCGCCAGTGATGCGGCCCCACTGGTCGACCGTCACCGACTTGTAGGTGCCGGCCACCACGCCCGTGGTCGCCAGGTCAATCTCGTCAGCGCCCACGACGATGCGCGAGGCCGATGCCGTGTTGACGTTCAGCGTGTTGCCGGTCTTGGTCATGCCGGTGCCGGCATTGATCTGGCCCGCGCCGCTGAACTGCTCGAACGTCACCGCAGTCACGCCCAGCGTGCCGCCCGGCGGGATCGCGCACACCCAGCCGCTGTTGTCGTTGGTCGTGCCGTCCTCGACGAACACGAACGCGCCGACCAGCTCGTCCCAGGTGTTGGCATCAGCCGAGCGCGCCCAGGCGCCGGCCGCTGCCACGTAGATGCCGTTGTCGGCCGCGCTGGACTGGTTCTTCACCAGCACCCGGTCGCCGGCGATGATCGACACGCCGTCGATCGTTTGCGCACCTGACAGGGTGATGTTGGTGGTGGTGGCCGCGCGCACGCTGGCCTTCACATCCAGGCCCTGCGCCACGCTGTCCACGTAGGCCTTGGTGGCCGCGTCAGTGTCGGCGGTGGGCGTGCCCAGACCCGTGATCTTGTTGGCGCTCATCGCAATGGCGCCAGACATCGTGCCGCCCGTCAGCGCCAGGCGCAGCGCGTCCTGCGCGTCGACGTAGCCCTTGTTGGCCGCGTCGCTGGCGTTCGTCGGGGTCGACAGGCCCGTGATCGTCGCCGAGCTGCCGGCCACCATGTCCAGCGAGCCGTTGATCACCAGGTCGTTGAACGTTGAGGTGCCGCTGGCTGCGGTGATGTTGCCGAGAACTCCACCCGTTGCGGTAAGCGCACCAGTGACGGCAAGAGTCGAGGCGAAGGTGGTCGCGCCTGTCACCCCCAGCGTGCCGCCCACCAGGGCAGCGCCCTGAGCGTTGAGGGTGCGGGTATTGGGGATCGTCACCGCCGTCGTCGAGAACTGCAGCGTGTTCGTGCCCAGGACCGACATCCAGACCGAGCCCGCGCCGCTGCGGTACAGGCCGCTGTTCGTCTCGTTCAGGAACGACAGGCCAGGCGCGGTGACGTTGC